ACCCCAAAAGGCACGAAGGGTAGGAAGTTACAGGAGGTCTACAACTTCATGTTTCAGAAAAGTGTTCAGAATTTCGTGCCCTTCGTGCCCTTGAGAGGGTTTTGGGCATATAGGGCATATAGGATCATAACTTTCCCATGTGGGGGGGGTATAGTAAAAGTTACGAAACTAAATACCCCAAATACCCCACTCGTGCCAGGGGTGATCTGATGGTCGCCAGTAACACGCTCAGTAACACTCTGAGGGGTAGCAACTCTCCTGGCGACGGCACTGCTCGGGGGGCGATCCTCCTGAACCCCCTCGATCGCGCCCTGTCGGTGATCACTCGGTGCGACGCCTGCCCCGAACCATGCCCTTGTCGCAGGTGCATCGGCGAGGAAGAGGCGCGGTGCGGCGACATCTGCCAGGGGTGCCGGGGCAGTAAGTTCTGTGGATTCATGGACTGGAAGAAAACGCCGAAGAAGGACTTAATCGCAGCCGATCGCGTCGAGGATCGGCTCGATATGATGCGGAGGCGATCGTCATGACCGCGAACACCCCCGCCTCCCGCAAGGCGAAGGGGCGGCGCCTGCAACAAGCGGTCCGGCAGGACCTGATCGAGCACCTCGGTATCGACCCGGGCGACATCTTGTCGACGGCGATGGGACAGTCCGGCTGTGATCTCTACCTCTCGCCGGCGGCCCGCGAGCGGTTCGACTTCGGGGTCGAGTGCAAAGCGCAGGAACGGATCGCCTTGCCGGAGTGGTGGGAACAATGCACCCGGAACGCAGCAGCAGAGGGGCTCACCCCTCTCCTCGTCCTGAAGCAGAGCCGGCGGGAGCCGCTTGCCGTGCTCCGGTGGGAGGACCTCCTCGCGCTGCTGCGACAGATGGCAGATCTCAATGCGTGGGGAGGGTTGGTGAGCGACGGCATCCTCACCGCAGCGAAGTATCCGGACGAGTTCCAGATCCTCCCCCTATCAAGCCTTGCCGTGCACTACAGGGACCACCTCTGTAAGAGGCGATTTTGATGAAAACCGATTACATGAAACGGGGAGATGATGTGTTCCCAACTATCATGGATGAGGGCCTGGTAATTGATACCTACCTCCCTGCGACGACGGATGAGTGGGCATTCTATCGACGGGTCTACCGGATCGAGCGATACGGGCGCTCGTGGTGGCGGGGGACGGTATGACACTCCGAGATGCGATGGGGGGCAAATAACCATGCCCACGTATGACTCGGAGTATTGGAGGCAGCAGCGTCAGATGGCGACAGAACTCGGAGAGCCATTTGCCGAACCGTTTCCCTGGGCCCCCGCCTCAATGACTGAGGCGGCAGCCTCACTCCCGGATGACGTCCGGGAAAAATTAGAGGCCCTCAAATGCGCTGAAGAGAGGGTGCGAGCGCAGAACAGGCGGATGGAAGAAGAATCCAACCCCCTCCTTGCAAGGAAAGGATGGCGGCAACCCCGAAAGCGGAGGAAGCAGCCATGACCAGGATCATCCGCGTCGAACTCTGCGACGAGTGCCCGTACGCGGTCGGCTCCCGGAGCTGCCAGGCAAGCCAGTGGTGCGATGAGGGTGGCATCCTCCGCTGTCGAAAGTTCACCGACTTCCCCCTCATCCCAGACTGGTGCCCCCTCGGGCAGAGTGGTCCCGACTGGAAACCCCCCGCGACCGTTGACCGTTTCGACCCGCCGCGCTACACGCGAGGCACGACCGACGGCACCTCGGCCTCTAACCTCGACTGGAGGCGGTCGCCGTGACTGCTACACCTCGGGAGGACAACCTCGTCACGGTGAAACTGGACCGGGACATCGTCGCCCGCCTCGCCGCACTCAAAGTCACACATGGCAAGCGGTCATACTCCGAGGTTATCCGCGACCTCCTCCGCATAAAGTAGTAATATTACTAAAACTACTAAAAACAGCCCTCTTTTTCTATTCCGGGCGCCCATATACTCCCTAAGCCATTTCGGAGGCTCCGACATGTCAAGACTGGCAACATTCCTGATCGCGGTCCTCGACGCGATCCGCGCACTTTTCTCCCCTGCATCGCCTCCCGATCCTCTCGCCCCGCGCGATCCCGGCACCCCTACCGCACCCCGGCCCCGCGCGCTCTCGCCGACCGTCCGCTCCTATATCCTCGACGGCCACACTCCGCAGGATCGGGCGGTGCTCGAACAACAGATCAACGACTACGAAGCCGCCGGGCAGACCTCCTACACGCTCAGGTATCCTGGCGGCTACTACCTCGTCAAGGACGGGCAGGTCGTCGGTTCCGGGAGGGGTGAGGAGTGATCGAGGACCTCCCCGACCTCGCCCCGATCGCCGCACCGCTCGTGACGCTCGCGATCGGTTATCTCACAGGGAGCCTCGTCTACCGCAGGGTTAAGGCGGCCTTCGACGAGACGGTCGATCTCCTCACGACCATCCGCGACGCCTGGGAGGACGACGCGATCACGGAAGATGAGTTCAGCGCCATCGTCGAGCAGGCGGGCCACCTCGCGGACTCCCTCAGGGGGTGACGATGGAGAAGATCGCCGGGGAGGTGGTCGACTGATGGCCCGGACCAACGTCGGCACAGCTGCGAAGACCTCGGTCCGGCGCATCAAGACTACTGAGAAGACGCTCAAGGCGCTTGAACTCAGGAAGCGGGGGATGAACTACACCCAGATCGGCAAGACGTTAGGGTGCGCCCGGAACACCGCCTGCCGCTATGTCTTATCAGAATTGGAAAACCTCGCCGACAAATGCCGGGAGGAAGCGGTGCAGGTCCGCGACCTCGAACTCCATCGGCTCGACGAGCTCTACCTCATCGCCTACCGCGCCATCAGCGACGGCAACGACCTCGCCGGGATTGACCGCTGTCTCCGCATCATGGAACGCCGCGCGAAACTCCTCGGGATAGACGCGGCGCAGAAGGTCGATGTCCAGAGCCTCGTGGATATCCACTTCGACAAGGAGGACGAGAACTTATGATCACCGAAAAACGCGAACTCAAGAACGTCCCGCTCACCGACCTCATCCCGTATGCCCGCAACCCGCGCAAGAACGACCCCGCCGTGCAGCGGGTCGCCGCCTCGCTCAAGGAGTATGGTCTCGTCAAGAACTCGATCGTCGTCGACGAGGATATGGTGCTGATCACCGGCCACACGACCATGAAGGCGATGCAGGCGCTCAAGTGGGCGACGGCCCCGGAAGTGACGCAGGTATTCGGACTCACGGAAGCGCAGAAGAAAGCATACCGCATCGCCGACAACAAACTCGGAGAACTCGCCGCATGGGACGATGAACTCCTCGCGCTGGAGTTAGATGACCTCAAGGTCCTCGACTTCGACCTCGACCTGACTGGGTTTGATGATAAGGAGCTCGGCAAGATCCTCGACGCCGGTAAGGAGGCGAGCGAGGACGACTACGAGCCACCTGTCGAGATCGAGACTAGCATCCAGCGCGGCGACATCTTCCGGCTCGGGCGGCACCGCCTGCTCTGCGGCGACTCGACGAGCGCGGAGGACGTGGGGCGGCTGATGGATGGGGGGAAGGCGGATCTCCTGCTGACTGACCCCCCATATGGGGTATCCTATGTGGGCAAGACGAAGGATGCGCTGACAATCGAGAACGATGCCCTGACAGAGGAAGGCCTCGAAGAGTTGATACGTGGGACATTCTCCATCGCTGAGACTCATTGCCGCCCCGGCGCATACTGGTACGCAACGGTCCCGGCGAGACCGTTGCACCTTCTCTTCGCTGACGATTGGAAAGCCAGAGGTATCCTTCGACAGATTTTAGTATGGGTGAAGGACAGCCTGGTCCCCGGCCACAGCGAGTATCATTACCAACACGAGCCGATCCTCTTTGGCTGGATGCCGGGCGAACGGTACAAAAACCCCGACCGCACTCGGACGACTGTATGGGAATGCCCGCGCCCGAAGGCCAGTCGAGAGCACCCCACCATGAAACCCGTGGCGCTATGGGCGCGGGCGATCCAGGATGGCTCGAGAGAGGCAGATCTTGTTTTCGACCCCTTCCTCGGGTCCGGTACGACCCTCATCGCCTGCGAGCAGCTCGGCCGCACCTGTTACGGTATGGAGATCAGCCCGCAGTATTGTCAGGTGATCATCGATCGGTGGGAGAAGCTCACCGGGCAGAAGGCGGAGAAGATCGATGGGGATTAAAAAAACCGCCAAACAGCGGCAGGCCATCGCCCTCATG